GTTCGTTTGAACAGCACAAAGAGATAGAACTTTCGTATGAAGATGTAGTAGAGGTGTTGTCTGTTAACGACAGCGACGGAAATGAATGGACTGAAGTAGATTTTCTTGCTCAGGAGACAGTGTACGATTTTGTCACTAACAGTGACACAGATAACACGTTAGTTCCATACGTCTTGAAGTTGCGTTCAGTGCCTAGAAGGTTTATAACAAACAGAGATCCTCTCACCAATAAGACTACTTTGATTTTTGGTTCAGGCGATGGTGTCAGCTTTGACGACGCGTTGATACCAAATGCCGCGAGTTTTGCTCTCCCAGCGTCTGGCAAGTCTAAGATATCTTCGTTTTCTATAGATCCACAAAATTTTCTAAAAACAAGCACTCTTGGTCTTAGTCCTTCCAGCACTGTTCTCAGCATAGATTACAGAGTAGGAGGAGGATCAAAGACGAATGTTCCTCAAGGATCGATTAAATCTTTCGTAAACGCAGTTCTTGATTTTTCTTCAGTCGGGTTAGATCCGTCTGCGAAAGCTAGGGTAGAAGAGTCTATCGAGTGTATAAACGTAAGCAAGATAGACGGTGGAAATCAGGAAGAATCTGTAGAAGAGATAAAGGCTAACAGGGCAGCTTACTTTGCTGCTCAAGACAGAGTCGTTACTAGAGAAGACTACGTTGCTAGACTTTATTCGTTACCTGCGAAATGCGGAAAAGTTGAAAAAGTTTATGTTAGACGTGACGCGCTGAACGCTAGGGCGATAAACATTCACATTCTTTCAAAAGACAGCGACGGAGTCTTATCTCAAGCTTCAACTACGTTGATCAAAAACATCAAGAAGTTTCTTTCGTCGTACAGGATGTTGACTGATGGCGTTAACTTGATGACAACTGACATAATAAACTTGTCGATAGAATTCGGCGTTGTGGTCTCGACGAAGCTCAACAGAAACAAGGTGCTGTCGAAGTGTCTCAGCACCTTGAAAGATAATTTGTCCAACGACAAACTTCAAATTGGACAGCCACTCGTGTTGTCTGACTTGACTTCTTTGCTACAAGCCATAGAAGGAGTCATATCTGTGTACAGTTTCAAGATCAAAAATGTTTTTGGATCTAGAGACGGTCTAGACTATTCAGACAACTTGGGAAATTCCGTTAGATTTGATGTTCAGTCTTGGACTCAGAATGGTATTTTGTATTGTCCTGAAAATTCAATCTTTCAAATAAAGTATCCAAACAAGGACATCTTTGGAGAAGCTAGATGATCCACAGAATTTTCGCAGATAAAGACACCGCCATAACAAACGTGCTTTTCAACGGCATCAGAAGAACGGGCTCAAATCTAGGTGCGTCAGAAGTTTTAGAACTTTACAAGATTGCAGGAGTCACGTCTAGCATCAGCAGGTTGCTCATTCACTTCGATGTTTCTCAATTTCAAAACGACAGTCAAACGTCGACATACATGTTGAAGTTGTTTGACGAACAGCACTCCGATACTCTTCCATCAAGCTTTGACATAGACGTTCAAGCTGTCTCTGAGGATTGGGACGAAGGCAGAGGAAGAGATTCTTACAACTTTTCAGACAGTGGATTCGCTAACTGGATCAAATCAAAAAGCAACGTGTACTGGAGCGTGACTGGTTCTTCTGCGACTGGTCCGTCTTGTTCTTTCCATTTTGACGATGGACACGAAGACGTTTTGGTTGACGTAACTCAAATAGTAAACGCGTGGCTCGCTGGTTCGATAACGAATAACGGTTTTCTCGTGAAACTTAAACCATCGCAAGAGTCAGACAATCAAGATTATTACGTGAAGATGTTCCACGGTCGAAACACCGTGTTCAAAGATCGACGACCGTACGTAGAAGCTAGATGGGATGATTCGTTGAAGGACGATCGCAACGACTTTTTCTTTGACACGACTGGTTCGTTGTTCTTGAATTACTCCGTTAGAGGAGAAAAGACGAACATTCCGTCTATAGGAACGGGAAGTATGGGAGTAAGAATAGAAAGTGCATCTGGCACAATTGGAACGTTCACTGGTTCATACGATTCGCTGGGAACCTACAAAGTAAATTTCGCTATAGCTTCTGGGAATTACAACCAACACACTTGTCATTATTCTGGAAGCTACACTGGAAGCTACACTGGACATTACACTGGAAGCTATTCTGGAAGTTACATCGGAGTGTACTCTGGAAGCTACTCTGGAAGCTACACTGGAAGCTACACTGGTGATTACGCGAATGATTACGCTGGAAGCTACACGGGAAGTTATTCTAGCTTCTATATCGGAACAGATTATTGTGATCGTTGTTGTCACGCGCACAGATACTCTGGAAGTTACATAGACGTTTACTCTGGAAGTTACACTGGGAATTACTCTGGAAGTTACACTGGGAATTACTCTGGAAGTTACATCGGAGATTACACGGGAAGCTACACGGGAAGCTACACGGGAAGCTACGCTGGAGATTATTCTGGTAGTACTAGTGGACTCTACACTGGCAGCTACATTTGTAGTCGTTGTGGAACAGGCGCAGAAAAAGATCGTTTTGAAGATGTGTGGTTTGATTTCAACACTGACAAGAGTTTCATGACTAGCTCGTTTAAGACTTTTACTCTTGACATAGTAGGTTCTTTGTCGCCGAAGAGATATTATGTCAATGTAACTAATCTACGAGATTGGTACGAAAATGATGAGACAATAAGGATGCAAATGTTTGTTAGACAGAATGACTACAATCCAGCTAGAGTCTTGACTGCTTCTCTTGACGCTTATGGCTCAGTAATTGCCAAAGGATATTACAAAATCGTCAATGACAGAACAAACGAGATAGTCATACCATTCGGAACAGGTTCCGCGGAATTCACTAGATTGTCATACGACCAGAATGGAAACTTTTTTGACTTAAACATGAGTTCGTTCAGCACTGGAAATGTTTACAGAATTTCGTTTTTATTTGACGTCGATGGACAGAGACAATATTTAGATTGTGGAGCGAAATTCAAAGTATTGTGAAAGCTGGTGAAATACAATGTTTGCAGACAAGATAAGCTTCGAGTCAGAAATAACGAAAATTCTGCGTGAATTGAACACAGTCAGAAGTGATAAAAGTGACAAACATAGCAAGAAAAGAATGGAAGAATTGCTAGACATCGAAACTAAATTAGAAGAGCAATACGAAGAATTGTGCGACGAATATGTCAAATTTTGCGAAAGCATGTAACAGATGGGGATTAATATTTGTCGAATAACGCGTTGTCATCTCTGTTTGACGAGAAGCTTAGATCACCGACAGAGCTCGTAGCTGGAGTTCCACAAAATTTAGATGATCTTGATGCTTCGAACGAAGAATCCGAAGCATTGTTGGATATGATACATGAGTTTGACGAAGTCAGACCAAAGGTAGATTTTTCTGATTTTTCAAATTTCGTGTTCTTCAACTCAGCTCTAGATTATTTCAATTTGACTGGCGAGAAAATTTTGAATGAATATCCGTACGACGGATCGGAGACTGCACTTCGTAATTTTCTTTCTTCGCTTGACGATTATCAAAGGTACGTCGTTGGTCAATGGCCGTCGACATTCGGTAGTTTGAAGTTTGATTCGTCAGCGGGCTTTTCAAACGTTTCCATAGACGATATCGGTAAAGACGGTGACGTAACACGAACATCGTTACTAAACATAGGGTCTAGCTCGTTTTCGTTTGAATTTTGGACTACACCTCCTAAAGTTCTGACAGGATCAGAAGACATAATGATTGTCGCGCAAAAGACATCCAATCTTGGCGACGGTTTCACTGTGTTTTTCTCTGGATCCAACGTGTACATGAGCGTAGTTTCTGGTTCTTCACAGGACGTTGTGTCTTCGTATTTTGAACCAGAAACTATTAATTATTTCTGTTTTTCGTATGACAGAAACAGTTACAATCCAATTTTATCTTGCTTTTCAGGAAGTGCAGACAAGTTCCCAGTATTATCTTCAAAGTTTACTGGCTCTATCACGAAACAGATATCTACCAGCGTGTCTAAGCTCACGATAGGATCTGGGTCTGCTTTGCCAACGAAAGTGCTTATTCCTCTTTCTGCGTCAATAGACGAAGTAAGATTTTGGAAGAAGACAAGAACAATAAGCGATCTTAGTTCGTCTTTTAACTCAAAAATATATTCGCAAGAAGGATTGACTGGTTTGTGGAATTTCAACGAACCTGGTAATTCGACTCTTAGCGATAACATGACAGTAAAAGATCACTCAGGTCATAAGTTGAACGGAACGATAAACGGATATTACAGCGGGATTAGATACTCTGGTTCGCTTCTTCCATTCGACGAAGAAGACTTGTTTTTGTCGTTTGACAATCCGACTCTGACCTCATTTGTAGCCAGTTATCAGGCTTCTGGCTCGCTGTTCGATAAATTCAATGACAACGCGATAATCAAACTCGTTCCAGACAAGATGATTTCTTTAGAAGATGATTTGGGAACAGACATAGCAAAAAATTTGTTGTTTGTCATAGCTCGTTTCTTCGATAACATAAAAGTGTCTATAGACCAATTCTCTAATGTTCTTGTTCAAAACTATGGAAAGTTCAATCAAACTCCAGACGCGTTGTTGAAACACGTTGGTAGTTTCTTTGGTTGGGAATTCACTGGTAACTTCATAGACAAGGACGTCATACAGTACATCGTAGGAAAGCACGTTCTTCCGAATACTCAAAGCAACAAGAAGTTAGACAAGAAGTTGTTCGAGATTCGTAATGAATTTTGGAAAAGGACGTTGCTGAACTTGATGCACCTCTACAAGACAAAGGGCACGAGAGAAAGCGTAGAGTCTCTTTTGAGGATTTACGGTGTCAACAGCAGCTTCGTCAAGCTGAAAGAACATGGTGCGAAGCCGAATGTCGGAGTGCAAACTTACAGGATCAATTCTAACAAGAGCGCAGCTGCTCTTTCTTTCAGCTCAGGATCTGCTGCGTATTCAAACGTTGTCGAGTCTGCTCCTTTCTATTCAAACGGGTGTTGCGTCGAAACTAGATTAAGATTTCCAACGCAGTTCAGCTCAAACGTTACATCTAGTTTCACAACGGGATCTATTTGGGAGTTCTCCAACGCTTTGCACACGTGTTCGTTGACGTTTACGAAACAAACTGCAGATTTGATGACGGGAAGTTTGATTTACAGCGGTTCTGAAGGAATAGCAGAATTGAGCAACGCGAACATCTTTGACAACAAGTGGTACAACGTTGTCGTCAACAAGAATTTGTTGTCGTCGTCTGTTGACATCGACGTTAGAATGCTTGATATCGACGAAATATCATTGCACATGACAGCGAGTCTGTTCGCAGACGTCATAAACACGTCAAGCGTCAGTTCGATGTTTCGTCTCGGTTCAGCCAACTCGTTGCCAAGCGAAATGTGGGCTCAAGAAGTTAGAGTCTGGAATGAACATCTTAGTCAAATAGAGATGCAAGATCATGCATTGAACTTTCAAAGTTTTGGAACCGAAGAAGTGAATGGTTTAGACGAATTGTGCATAAATTGGAAGCTTAACGAAGATGTCACTTCTTCTTTCGTAGGCGGAATTCCGACAATCTATGATCATTCTGGAAACGGAAATAACGGTGTTGGTAGCGGCTTCATGCCAGATATAAATTCTTTCAAGAAGTTCTTGAATGACTTCAATTACGTAGCTTCGCCTGATTACAGTTGGAACGAAGAAAAGATACGCTCTTTCGAAAAGTCGTCGCTTTCTCCTGAAGACGCGTTTTCAGATGACCAAACGTTAGTGCTGGAATTCAATCTCGTAGACGCTCTTAACGAAGACATTTCTCAAATCTTGTCGACTCTAGACACGTTCAACGAATTCCTAGCTCCAGTGAATAGATTTAGAGAAGAATATCAAGACTTAGACGTGTTGCGTAGAAATTATTTCAAGCGCTTGTCTGGCAGAATAAACTTCAGATTGTTTGCAGATTTGCTGGAATTCTTTGACAGGTCGTTCATCGACATGGTAAGAAAATTGATACCTGCGAGAGCAAATTTTCTTGGAGATGAACTCGTTGTAGAAAGCCACATGCTCGAGAGACCGAAGATGCAGTGGAACTACAGAAGACGCGATCCTGACTTTGAACCAGAAGGAGTCATAAGGGTATACATTCGCGCTTGATTACTATTTAAATTGGTTTTCTCGTTGGAGATTTGTCGAAAATGGTAACACTCATTCCAGCTCCGCCTAGTATAGCGACAGCAGATCATCCAGGGTTGATCGCTGCTTCTGGTGTTTCGCAGTCGCTGGGTGGCGTGTATGATTTTGTCAACAAAGTAGCGCTGAGCAACCTCGCTGACGAAGGCGCCGTTCAATACGACGTCATGACTTTTAATGGGTCGCAGTGGGTGCCGGGAGTCGGAAATCAGGTCCTCGCAGTCACACAAATCATCACTACAAGTTCAGACCAGATATCTAGACCAGACGTTCCTTTCTTCTCATTGTACGCGCAGCTCGATGCGGGCTCGATAGACCTCGACAACGGATTCGTAGCGCCAACGTTGCAGCTCGCGAGTCACGAAGGTTACAGATGTCGCATAGGAGTCAGGGCAAGCGGTAACTCAACGCTTACTCTGCACAACGACTCTCCATCGCTTTGGACGAACTTGAGAGTCAAGAACTCGAGCGGCGACGCTTTTGCCGATAGCACGACTATACAAGCTGGGAACTACATCGACTTCGAGTGCGGCTTCGCAGAGAGCGCTACGGCGTATTGGTACGAGACGAATCGTTCTTGGGCATTTCCACAAGCTTCTTCTGGTTCAGTTAGCCATGGTTTGTCAAACGACAATCGTGGAATGTATGCTTCAAACACGTCAAACGACGGTGATTTGGCTTGTTCTGTTTCGTTGACAACGACTCCGATCGGTTGGATTGACGTGCACGTCAACGGTTTGATGACCGAATGCGGTGACGGTGTCAAGACGAAAGCTTGTTATTTCTCAGCCGACGGCGGAACTACTGCAAAATCGAACGGAAACTTGGCTGCTGGTGATATGTTGTATTGGAATGGAACAATAGCTTTGTTTCAGTTGAAGACTAACTTCGTCATAGATTTTGTTTATGACGTTTAACGAGGAAAAATAGAATGGCTCAGATACACGGTAGTCAAATAATGACGGGAAGCATTGACAGCTCTAGAATAGACAACACGATTGTCGCTGCATCTGGTGGCTTGCTTTCGTCAAGTCTTGATTTCGGCGGGCACAACGCTGTCAACATGGCCGATCCAGTCAACGACCAGGACGGTGCAACGAAGTATTTCGTGTTGCAGTCTATCACTTCAGGTTCCGATCCTGTGTCGATCGGTGCCGCAAGTGAAGGTCTCAGCGCTTCGCTCAACGTCGTCACGATCAACTACGCGTCTGGTTCTAATCTCGCTGCAGTCGATGCTGGCGCAGCTGCCATGGGAACGCTGCCTTGGATCCCGAAGGCCGACCACAAGCACACTGTGACTGTCGGAACGCCAGGCGCCATTCAGGTGGGCGCTACTGCAGCTTCTGGTTCAGCGACGTCGCTCGCTCTTTCCGATCACGTTCACAGCGCAGTTCGCGGAGTGCCTGTCAACGTCGGAACTGCAAATTCTGCTGGAACAGGTTCGTTCTTCGCAGCTCAGGACCACGTCCACGCTGCTCCGTACTTGAACAGCGGCAACAGATACATGGCAGCTGAAGCTACCGTGTCTGACGGCGACGAAGCTTGCGCGACAGGGATTGCAGCTGACAACGCTCTCGGCGGTGACATTCAGGTCGTCGTCAACGGAACGATTGCCGATGTTGGAAACGGCGTGAAGACGAGAGATTGCTATTTCTCTGCAGACGCAGGTTCTACTGCGAGAGCTTTTTCTGCAGTCGCGTCGGGTGACAAACTGTATTGGAACGGGTCGTTAGCAGGATACCAGCTGCAGACTTCGTTCAAGATTAGCTTCATATTCAACAGCTTCTAATGACGCGATTTAAGCTGTCCAACGTGCAACGATGTTGGACAGCTTAAACAAAACGTTGTGCGGCGGGAATTTATTCGATGATCGATCTTACGCAAGTCAAGTTTCCTTCTGGTTCTATAGGACAAGTGTTGACGCTTGTGTCATCGAGCACTGCGAATTGGCAGACTCAGTCTGGTTCGTTTGATAGCTCAGTTGTCCACGTAGCTGGGTCTGAAACGATAACTGGTCAAAAGACGTTCGATCAGCTGATCATCGGCAAGGGAATTCAAAACATCACCGACGGCTTTGTGCCCACGGACGTTTGCGTTGAAGTCAGCGTGCCATGGTCAGATGAATTTCTTGAACCTGGGGCAAAGATATTCTCAGTCGCTACGGGAGAAGGATCAAAGTTCAGCATCACGAAGCAAGGAATGTTTTCCTCAGTTCCTTTTTACGGATCTGGAAACGGTTACGACGGAGGATACTTTTACGCTGGCGCTGCTGGCGCGTCATCGTATTGCCTTCTTAACGGAGTCGTTGCTTCTACGCTTGCTGGCCCGAACGGCGTGAGCAGCACAGTTAATTCAAGAGGCACGTCGTCGTTAGAATATTTTGATTACTTTTCAAACAATTTGTCACGTGTAAGCACTATAGCCAACGGCGTGATCATCCTTTCATCGAAAGGAACTGGCTCTTCTGACGTTTGTTTGAAGGTTGGCTCAAGCACTTCTGGCAGCTTGATAAACGCGTCAGCGAAGCTTTTCTCTGTGCGTTCTGGCCTGGGAGAAACTGAGACAGAGTATCTTTACGTCACCAAGTCTGGTCTGTCAGCTTCGAATCTTTCTGGCGTGAACACCGGCGACCAGGACTTGACTGGATATGCTACGACTTCGTCGTTGAATTCTCTGTCTGGCACGTGTGCAGCGACTGATACGTGGTTGTCAGGGACAATCAACTTTCTGTCTGGAACGATTAACGCTCGTATAAACTCAGTAGATTCTTCCGCTGTCCATATCGCTGGAACAGAAAGCGTCACTGGAACAAAAACGTTTACTGCTGCCGTGACTGCAGTCTCTGGCGTGTTGACAAACGATTTGTATGCGAATTACGCCACAGGTTCGTTGGTGATTTACTCGCAGAACTGCACTGGTTCCGCTGACGTTGGCGTGAAGGTCGGAACGTCTGTCGTAGATGCATCTGTCAGCACTACGGCTAAGATATTTAGTGTTAGAAACGGCATCGGCGGGACAGAGGTAGAGGCGTTTTATGTCAACAAAGCCGGCAACTATCTAGATATCGGTTTCGGAGGTAACTGGAAATGGTCTAGTTTCGGTGGCACGTCGATGGCTTTAATCTACGGCTCGACAGTTGGTATGATGCACAACGTTGGTGTTGAATCGTACTTGGCGGGTGTTGCTACACCAGTGTCAGTACGCTCGCCCGGTGGTAGCGGGGCAACTGATGTTTGTGTTAGAGTCGGTTCTACGCTAGCAGACGCCTCAGTCAACGCAACAGCAAAGCTGTTTAGCGTTCGCACGGGCATCGCTGCTACTGAGGTAGAGAAGTTGTCGATATCATCTGCTGGTCGTGTTGACCAGTTTGGCACTGATTCTTCAGGAACCCCAGGAAATGCGACTATAAACAAGCCAACTGGGATATCGGCCATCGCGTCTGGTTCTTCTACTTGCGTCATAACGAATTCGTTGGCTACGCTGACGTGCAGACCTAAGATCACTTGGTACGGCGATCATGGCGCTACTAGAGACTGGGTTAACAGAGCCTCAGGAAGCATGACTGTAGAGTTGTCTTCTCCAGCGTCAGCAGACACGTCGTTTGGCTGGGAAATAAGCTACTTACTGTAAGGTGAACGCATGGGAACACGAAACGTAGAGTCTACACAAGGCGAGATATTCAATCCACGAGTGTTGCCGTCAGGCACGTACGGACTCGTGGTGACTGACATAGCTGACAACACTCTCAAGTTCTTCAACAGTAGCTCTTGGGTCAACCTCGGCAGCGGCAGCGCTGGATCGTCGATCACGATGGGCGCGTTTGGATCTGACCCAAACGCAGACGGCGGCACGATCTCAGGAGGAATTCTTACTCTTCAACCTGCAAGCGGCTCACTTCCGGGCGGCGTGTCTAATTCTTACCAGTATTTTTCTGGCAGCAAGAGATTCGACAATTTGATAAGTCCTACGTTGTACAACACTAACGGTGCTTCTGTTAACGACAGATGTGTGACGATAGGCACCACGCTGCTTTCTGAGTCGCTGGATGGTTCTGCTGTAGTGCTAAGTGTTGTGTCAAATATCGGAGCGGGCATCGACAACCAGCAGAAAATGTTGGCAGTTGATAAGTTTGCTACGTATTTTTATGACAAATCTTTCATATCAGAAGAAGGAACCGTATTCTCGCACAACGGAATTTTTAGAACGCAAAATTATTCTGCTTGTCTTGTATCTGAGTTGACAGGCGCGTCTGACGTGACAACGAAAGTGGGAACTGTCGTTGCTGACGCAGCAGTAAACGTCAATGCAAAGCTTTGGTCAGTTCGCACTGGCATAGGAACGTCAGAATCTGAATACGGTTATTACTCGAAAAATGTCTGCTCGTTTACTCCCGCGCTTGTAGCACAAATGCATGTGTACGCGCCTTCGGGTCCGTCGATTACTGTTCAGAAAGACGTTGGGGCTAATATAAACGGTGGATATAACGGCAGCGTTTTGATCCAAGGCGCTAACGCAAACGTAATACGTTCAAGCTTGGGAGTTTCGTCTGGTCAAGTGTGTAACAAGATTGGAACGAGCGTCGTTGACGTGTCAGCTAGCATCGACGCGAAATTAGTCTCATTCCGCACTGAATTGCTTGAAGAAGGAATTGAAAAAGCTTTCGTGAGTTGCAACGGAGCTGCTGCGTTCAATGTGAACAGCAACGGAGCTGCTGCGTTTATTGCGTTAGACGATCATGACGCCGTAGGACTTGAAGCTGCTTGCTTTTACGGGAACGCGATAGGATCCGAGAGCGGCTCAGAAAGAGCAGTTCTCATAGGCACTGCCGGATTAGATTATACAGTCGACCCTTCAGTAGTTCTTGCTGCTTTTTGCACTAATATCAACAACGGATCTCCAACTGAAAAAGCTTGGATAAACGCTAGAGGTTCGTTGAGACTCAATTCTGGAGATTTGCCTGAAGAAGACGCGGATGCTGGCTCGGGCGCCGTAACTATAAATGCCTGCAAAGGCAGGATAACTTTTGCTGGGAATTCATTGTTAACAAATGTCGTCGTCGCAAACGACCAATGCACTCCTAATTCTTTTATTTCTGTGACATGGGAGAACTTTGATCGCCCTGCCTATCATGCAGTGCAGCCTGATCTAGGCGAGTTCACTATAACGTTTTCCAACGGAAGTTTTTCAGGCGACGGCGCTGCGCTGAGATTTCTTATAGTGCAATGACAGGACACTACACTTGACAGCTATCATAAACTTTCTAGCAACTAGCGGTAGCGTGCCATTTTCTGGCATGACTTCCACGTTTGATGTGATATGCGACAAAACTGGTACGCTTGTTGGTCCAGATCCTGCAATTCAAGAGTTAGTGTCTTCTGGACAATACGTGTTCAGCGGCAGCGACTACCAAGAGACAATGGGAGTTGGATTTCTTCTTCGTCACCAGTCTGGCAGCGACGTCAGGTTCAGCGCTGGGTCGATAGGAAGCTCTAGCGTGTTTTTCTCGTTGTACGACGGGTCGTCTACTCCGATCGTTGGTGCGACTCCAGTGTTGACAAGCTTAAGCGGATTGACGGGAGATGTCTGGGCGCCGTTTGTTCCGAAGCCGTCTATAACAGACTTAGGTAATGCGCTGTACACTTTCCCAGTGTCTGCTGACATGATTACGAAAAAGTGCAAATTCATGATTTGGAGCTCTTCGAGCGCAGTGTTTCCCGAATATCAAGCTGGCAGCATAGAAGTCGAAGCTACAGTTCAATCTGCGTCTCTCAACATGAACGTGAGCGCTTTCAACGAAGGACTCAACTAATGATAGAGATAAAACAAGGTCAAGCGTCGTGGGTTCCTGTCCGTCTATTCGATTCATCTACTTCAGAACCCATGAGCGGTGTCACGTACGACATTATTTCTGTTACTGTAGTGAAGTCGAATACTTCAGAAGTCAATTACACTCCTGCGTCTGGATCTTTTTTGGAGCACATCGCTGGAGCTGCAGTCGGAGCTGGTCTGTATCAGCTTCACGTTTTGACCACGGACGTCGACACGACAGGATCGATGTTGTACGCAGTGAAGGCGTCAGGCAGCAAACCGTTCGTTGGATCTGTGAAAGTTGTAGCCAACGAAGAATATGACACGTACTCGAGGATAGGCGCTCCTACGTTCGCGTCAGTTTCAAACGACATAGCGTTGCTGTCTTCGAGCTTGAGAAGCGCGATATTCGTGACGAAAGACTACGTACAAACTGTGAGTTCAAGCTTGCACAACATAGTGAATTCTACCAACATAAACTTGACAGATTTGATCACGTCGACTAGCGCATCTCTTGGACGTGAATTGACGAGAGCTAGACAATTCACCGAAGGTCGCTGGAAGATAGAAGCGACTGGCGGCGACGCTTACAAGATGGTTTTCTACATGTTGGACGGAGTCACGCCTCTGAGGAAGTTCAACCTCAAAGACGCTGTCGGCAATCCTACAGTAAACAATCCGTTTGAAAGAGATCCGGAGTAAAATAAAATGTCTAATTTTGTGTTTGACGATGAAATTTTGGTGGCTGGAAAGGTCGACCTCGACACTTTTCCAGCCGTTGCTGCGATCAACAAAATATTGGGTACAGAATGGAACGTTCTCTCTGCTGATTTGACTGATCTTAGCAACGCCATAAAAGCGGGACAGTTCCATGGTCTTGAAAACAATCAAAGTGCTTCGTTGTCTACAGCTGGTGGCGTGAATCTTAGGTCAAACTCAGGAACGCTTGAAGTTTCAGAGAATGGCGCAGCGTACGCCGTGATCCGTAGATTACCGAGTTCCGGACCTCCGAGCGGACAGGTTCTAGTTTGGAACGGAACAGACTGGGTGTCTGGAATATTGTTCTCTGATTCTGACGATTCGTTTAGTCTCGGCGTTTGGACGTATGACGATGGTACTGAGACACAGACAGCTCCGTTTGGCACACGTGTCACTGACGGTGTGACAGAATGGCCCATTTCAGGCATGCTAAACTGTGGAGTCGTGCGCATAGAATCATATGCAGTTTCTCCAGTCACCGTCACAGCCGATCCTCCGATATTGGCAAGTCAGCCAAGTTATGGCGCTGGAGGCGCTGTTCTGGTAGTCAACAGAGGACCTCAGACTGTGACTTTCAGCACTGGTACTTCGCTAGTGCTCAAAACAGCTACAATTTCTCTTGCGACAAACGATTCGTTTTCAATCGTGTGGGATATGAGCACATCGTGTTTCATTGAGGTAGGTAGGAGCGTTGCTTAATGCCCGCTCCCGGTCCTCTCGCGTGGGTTTTTGGTCCAGCTCCGGCTTCTCTGCTGACTGGATCGCAAACGATAATAACCATTGGGCTCGGAGGCGCCAGTCAGCCAACTTCAGGTTCGTTTCTTGTTACAAAGGGCTACGGAGGTCAATTCACCCCTCCCAGTGCGAGCGTTCCATCGTTGCGTCACATCGACAACAGATTCTTGTTGTTCGAGAGAGGGATCAAGTTCGGAAACGTTCCCGCCGGAAATCCAGTGTTCATGTTACAAGAAGGCATTCGAACTTTTCATGTCAACAGCGTGGAGACTTTCGCCATGCCCAACAGCGACGTGATAGACAAGAGTGGAAAAAATTGCGGTGCAATCAAGTTTCGCTTCAGAGATTACAGACACGCGCCTACTCCTGGCTCGATTTGCGTCTCAGAGTACAGAAACGTAGACGAATTCGGTAACACGATCTTGTCGTTCACTGGCAAACGTCATTGACATTGTCGCCTGACTCTCTAATTATCAGAGATTGGCGCAGAAGAGCAAACAAAACAGCCAATATGGTTTTATGTCTTCTAAATCCACGTGTGACGGCGACCTTCGAGCTTAACGTAGAATGCGTGTAGAGAGGTAATCGATGGCTGACAACTTTGGTGTGTACGACCTGACAGCGAATGTCGAAACGTTGGCTTCGTCTTCGCTTTACGATGCTCTCGAGCCGCCGTCTGGCAACATCAACTTGCGTAGGCTTCCAGAACGTTTGGAGAGAGATCACAACGAGATTGCAGCGTCGACTGGATCTTTCGGGTTGAGAAGCACATTCGTTTTGCCAGAGCTTTCTTCGTCGATGCACGAAGTGACGTCGTTGAACGCGTTCTTCAGCGGGACGACTAGATTGGAGAACACAGCAGTTCCTGCAAGCGGCAACATGTTCTACTCGAAGCAGCAGAGATTCGTCAAGTCGACGTACAAGCTCACCGCTTCAGCAGTTCTTCCAGTCATTCCAGCGATCCAAGATCATGGACCAGCGACAGACGAAAACTTGGATCGCTCGTCGTACGTCAACGGGTTTGTTCCGGTCTCTGGGTCTTACAGAAACACGACGATCTTCGATCCCAGCGTGTTTGAGATAGACGTTCCTGAGTACGGAAAGATAAGGGACGTGAAAGTGTGGGTCGAGTTCGTTCATGACCATCGAGGAGGACCCGGGTCTGGGTCGTTCGCTGGAAATCCGTTTCTGAAGGGAGGAACTGGAGCAACTGGCTCGTATTACAAACAAGGTTTGCAGGGTGTTCAGCTAGCGTTGCGCAGCCCAAACGTCGATTTCAAGTACGCACATCCTCTGTGGAACGATCCACAGACGTTCAGATACGACAAGTGGCCCAAAGTCACTCTCCAGGAGAGATATAAGAAAGTTCCAGATCTTTTGAGCAATTCGTATCTTCTTTGGGCAGGTCATGCTTGTGAAGAAGACCTCGGAATGACGCTTGGAAATCAAACAGCGTCATTACCAGACAAGTATTTTTCTTCTTTGGACTTGAGTTCGTCATCATTTGATTGCTATGATTTTCCATATTGCACAGGTTCTCAAATAGGAAAAAGTAAAATAACGGGTTTGTCAGTTGCAAAAGATGCTTCTTCATATGATTTGCTTTATACTGACGCGAAAATTCAAACTCCAAATGTCTGGCAGTTAGTTAGTACACACAGAGATTTTGATAATCCAAACATGAAAGTTGATAATTTCGTAGATGCTTTAGCATATAGTCCTCATTCTTTACGTATTAGAAAAAAGAATGGCAAAATGTTTGCTTTCACTAGATCTGCTCCAGGTAAAACAATTCTCTATACTAGACCAGACAAAATAGACAGCAAGTGGCAATATCCAACAGGTTCTGCTTTGTTGTCTGCCACTTCATTTCCAACTATAATCAGTTCAGGAGTTCTTGAAAGCGTTCACACTGCTACAATTTCTGGTTTGACGGGAATATCTTCTGCCCATGTCGGTAAGCTTCTTGATTTTTCACAATACGGAACTTTTTTGTATCAACCGAACAACGCAATATTCAGAATAAAGGCGTTCGAATCGCCAAACGTCGTGATCGAATCTTGGTCTGTGAAACCACAAACAGCTAACGCGCCATTTCTGTGGTACGTTTATGACGACGTTGGTACTAGAGACGAATGGCACTGGAACGCGGATGGCGATGCAGATATGGCTGTGGACAGTAACGGAATTCCTCATTTCGTGTCTACGGGTTACAGAAGTGAATTTGATAGTAACGTTTTGAATTATGGATTTTCAGGTAGTTTAAACAATAACACTGGTTCATTTCTGTACAGGATGATTGATCACGAACATACAGATTACAACGATGGTTTTGTTTCAAGAGATTGCGGAAGATATGCAAAAATAGAAATAGACGCTAATGATAGAATTCATGTAGCTTATCAAGATGCGAAAAACAATGCTGTTAAATACGCTTACAAAGATTTGTCATACGACATAAATGATACTTTTTCTTTGGAATTTGTGACTTCAAGTTCAGAAGACGTCTTTGTTCCATTCGCTACATACGAATTTCCTTTTGGTTACTCTGGCATAGCCAAATTTTGTGCAGAACAGATATCTTTAGCAGTGAATCCAAAAACTCAAAATCCGTATATAGCGTGGGCTGATTTTAAAAGAGAAGATCAATCTTCCGTATACATGCCTGGTAAGGATATTGTTTATTTGGCGAAACGTGAAAATGGAGTATGGATTTCAGAAAAAGTGGCAGAATTCACAAACGTGATTGGTACTTCGAAAATTACCCCATCAGTTTTGAAGTTTGGACAATGTTTGCATCTTGGTTTTGACAACGAAGCAACGCCAATCATCACAGTTAAACATCATGATGTCAATGATCTCTTGTACAACAATCCAAGAGATGCTTTAATGGTTTTTAAGTCAAGCTCTGTTGGTTGGGCGAATGACACAACGTACAAAGCTAAGAAATCCATTCTTTCTAATTTTAGCACTGGTTCTATAGCCGATACTACATTTACGACAGATTCGTTTAATAATGTTCATGTGTTTTCGACTTTTCAATTTTATGGATCTGGTTCTTTCAGTTCTAGGTTCGCGTATTTGAACAAAAAGCATCTTGACAATTTGTATACTTTATTCGTGTCAAAATCGTTGGATATTCCTCTTGGAAAGTATTTTGATTTTGACACAGATATCGATATGAGGACTATCTTTGACGACAGTTCGCTAATATCAAACACAAGACATCTCGATAAATATTTTGACTTTGCTAACGAACAAAACGTAGGGCCGTCAACAATACCTGGACAGATTTTAAGACGACACGACGCGTATCCAAGTCCGTTTTCTTCATCAATTAATTTTCTCAATAATATCTTCGATCAATATAACTACTTGCCTATTCAATTCAATTTGTCAAGAAATAATCACATGTCGGGAGCTAATTTCCCATGGTTATACGATGAGAGAATATCAAAAGGAGCTTTCGAAGATTTTCAAAGTTTATTTTTTGGTCAAGTTCTTACATCTGTTCCTTACGGTTGGCTGACAGGTGGCGGCGGTGCAGCCGCTGTCAACGAATTTCCTACGACCGGTTCGAATCTAGGTCCAAACAACATTCAACCAGTATATCCATTGCTTGACGATGTGTACGTTGAGAAGCTTTACGACGAGCCTTCTACGTCGTCATTTTATACGTTCCCGTCAAGACATGGAAAGGTGATCGGTTTTAGACCTGGTCTTCGCGGAACAGAAGTTCACGGCAAGTGGAAGTTGTTGCTTGGCGTAGCTGGCGACGAGACAGGTGGAACTGTCAAAGGAAATCTTAGAGCAGGAGTGTTCTTTAGACAATTCAGACTTGAATTTTTGCTCGACAAGGGCGAAGAAGTCACAAACAAGTCGTTCGTGTCTAAAGACAGAAGATTCAAGAAGGTTGTGCCTAGATCTTTAGGCAGAAGGCTAGTTCACTTGCTTTCTGGATCTGCGTCGTGGGACATAGGAATCAACGGAGTGTTCACGAATGCAAGCGACGACTATGGAGCAACTGTTGGTATATCAGACGACGCTGGGTCAGACAGATTCGCAGTGTTTTCTAGATTGACTGGTTCGATAGTCGATATACTATCTGGATCTGGTCGCTTGGAAAGCGTACAAGGAACGTTCTTGCACAACGAATTCGGCACTCCTTTCATTCCAATATCGTCTGGTTCTTCGACTGTTCCTTCAATAGACCCGTTCACTCAAGATGAGATAGCGTTGTCGAAGCAGGCGTTGAACGACACTCTCAATCAAACGACTCTGATCGCGAAAGACAACACGCTTAGTGCTCACCTCACTAGAGCGAAAGCTTTCAGGACTACTAGAGACATCATGATAGATAACGTGAAATTGTCTGACAAGTGAAGCTATTTACGTAAAGAGGATTTTTGATTGGCTGGATTTCTTGACAGAGAGACTAGGATCGAAGACGTCGTTTTGACGAATTACGGCAAGCGTCTGCTTTCTACTGGAGATCTTCACTTTTGTTTTTGGGCTCCATCTGACGACGAGATAGACTACGATCCAGTCGTTTGCAACAGCTCGTCTATGACTGACGTTCAGCTGAGCGAATCTATAAGAGCTAGCATAGAAGATACACCCGTCAGAGAAGCTGTACACGGTTACAGAGATTTCAACAGCGAATATGAAGATTTTACGAATATTCAAAGAGTGATGTTTACGAAAGCTCAAACTCAAGACAATCTGCCTAGAGCCAAATTTCCAGTTGACGCAGATAGAACTATATCTACGAAACAAAGAAAAAATCAAACGTTGTATGTCGAAAGCAACCCTAACACTAAAAACGTGATAACTGAGATTGTTGACGGAGGAGTAGAGAGATTCGATTCGTCTTTCTTTGTTCTTGAATTCGACTACGAAAACGGAAGCTTTCCGCCTGACTTCAATTCAAACGGATTTAGATTAGAAATTTTGAAAAGCGGTTCTTCTGGATTCAACGAGATGACTGCTAAAAGAGATATGAGCAACGATTTGTCGTTTGACAGCAACATCAAGATTTTCACTGGAGTGAAGAGGTAATAACTTGCCGACATTCGTAGACAGAAGTGTCGTGAACACTTCGATCAATATCAGCTCTGACGTGAAGAAGCGCTCGATCACGAATGGCTCTTCTTCTAGAAAATTTGCGTCTGTCGACGATTCGAGAGAGCAAGAAAAAAGAAGTGTCGTGACGAAGTCTAATACTGAACATGTTGCAAACGAAAATTCTTCTGACTTGAGTATTGCGCTTGATAGTATAACGAGAAACGCCAGACAAGCTCTTGATTATACTAGAAAAAAGATGATGGATCAGGATGCAAACGCTGACACGAAAACAACAAAAAACGTTTCAGAGAGCGACAGCACTTTCACGCAAAACGATTTGTCTAAGGACTTGTCAAATGATGTGGCGTCAGTACGCGCTGCCATAGACGGTCTTTTCCAAGACAACATTTTCGAAAAGGCGTCGACGACACCAGAGATGATTGCGTTCAACAACGCAATCCATAAAATATTTTGTGTAACGATTGATGTAAAGAAAAACATGGGAGCCGTCGACTGCTTTTTTGCTAAAATAAAGTTCGTGCTAAAAAAATCTGACGTAAAATCAGGAAAAATAAAAGCGTTCAGATTGTTCAGATCAACGACAGTGAATCCAACTTTTGAAAGAGGAGCTCCACCCGTAATATCGATACACGGTCTAGAAATGATATCTGCGTTAAACTCTAGAACTAGATGCAAGGGAATTGATCAGCTTTCGTCTGTCATAAGACGATTCAGCGAGAGCAACATATTGTCTTCTGTATCAGTGTTGTCTCCGATAGACGTAGAGACTAACAGACGCATGTCTACTGAGTTATCTCATTCAAGTGGTTCCATTAACTCAGCCGCCAACAAGTCAAATGACACGTCTTTTTCGAATGTGTCGTCGTTTTTAGACTCAGACAAATTTTCGTCTCTTGACGCTAGCGTTACTCAAAACTTGAACGTTATAAGAAATCTTAGAAGAACAGACACTTCGATGTCCTCGATCAACACGTCAAAAAAGACAGTGTTTCATACGACTAAACCCAACAGTTTAAGAACGTTTGACAACGATTCTTCTGCTAGATTTGTTATAGTAAACGACGGCGACAACAAACAAGAATTTAGAGAGTTATCTATTCTTCCACTTGACGGACAAAATTTTACTGAATCTGGTGACTTCGTATTTTACGAATTCATGGATCAAACTGTAGAGTTCGGGAAAGGATTCAAGTACTTTCTCACGTCAGTAGACAACGATATGGTTGAAAGTGTCAGGTCACCGATCGTTAACGTAACGATCGAAGGCATAAGAATTCCAGAGAGACCGAAGAGCGCTACGACTTTTAGAGTGTCTAACGGAGTCTCAATCAACGTCGTCGTAGACGATCAGATGGTTGAGAAATTTGAAATTTTTAGAAAAGAAGAAAATTCTTCAAACGATGAATCTGTGATTTCAAGAAATGTGTCTGATTTTAATGGATTCAACGTCGGCGAATCGTTGTCTTCATACTCTAAAAATGGATTCGTGAAAATCGGCGAATCGCTGAACGGTCTGGCAGGACAAGGAGGAACATTTTACGACGTGACAGCTCGTCCAGGAAGAACGTACGAATACAGAATTTATTCTGTGGATGTTTTTGGAAACAAATCAGAAAGTCCGCTGACGAAGAAGTTTTTCGTCAACGATCCTATGAAACCAAATGAATTGCTTAAACCGACAATGACAGTCGAAGTAGACTCAAATACAAAAAAAGCTAGATTGACGTTTAAGTGTTCTGACGAAAGAGTGAAGACGCTTTTCTTGGGAAGAAGAGATTTGACGCTATGTCAAAATGCGTTTACTGTTCCTTCTCAGACTAACGCTTTGAAGTTTGGTAATTCAGCGTTCGGCGAAAGCAACTACTATTACGAAGACATCGTGCTTCGCGGTGAGAATAAAGATGTTTCATGGACTGGAATGTTTGAAAATTCGTTGAAGGCCATGACGTTCATAGATTTGACCTCTAAGCTAGATCATGTGTATCAATACCGTTTGCACGGAGTAGACTCGTTTGGCAATGTTACTTCGTTCGAGATGAGCAAGACGATTTTGATATCTAATAGACCGACGCTTGATACTCCAGTTAATTTGACTGCTCAAACGATACTGGGATCAAACTTTTCTTTGAATTCAGTACGATTAACATGGAACGACGCAAATCAAGATTTTTCTTCAGAAGACAATGTCGGTTCACAAAATGCCCTGGCTGATACGTCAGTCAGAACGTTATACCAGCTTGAGAGACGCAAGCTAGGACAAGAAAGATGGGACAAGTTTCCGTTGATGAGCGGAAACTTTTTTGTAGATCAAGTTGTACAATTCGGAACTGTTGACGTAGCGCCGTCTTTTCGTCCTTCGTTCGTTCAAGAAAACAACACGTATGCGTATAGAATAAAATCGGTCCAAACTGGCAGTTTCATAAGCAACTTCAGCGACGAAGTCAACGTCTTCGCTGGTCTTCCAGCAGTCGAACCGACAAATTTCGTCATCAAATTCAGCGACATAAGAGTAAGACCATTCTTTGTAGTTCTCAACTGGAACACTCCGAACAACTCTGGAGTGATTGATCAATGGGAAATTCAACGCGTCGCCGTCAACAACTTTGCAGCAAACGGTTTGAGTGCATACGGCGAGCTCGATTTCAGTAATCTTGACTTCGAAGATTTTAGAATCGTGTTTAGAGAATCAAGCAGATTTACTTCAGAACAACTTGATTCGTCCAGGAACATGTCTTCTTCTTTGTTCGTAGGTCAACACTACATGCAAGATACTGATGTTTCATTTGGTAACACTTTCGTTTACAGAATTCGTGCTGTCGGTGTGTCTGGAGATTCGTCGAATTGGGTTTACAGAGGAATAAAGCTTACTGAGGAGATTTCGCAAAACGTTATTTCATTTTTGATAGGCGACGCTTCTAGAAATGAATTGTCTACTAGTTTTACTCAGATAGTCGTGAAAACAGGCGACGAAGACAAAACATCTTCATTCTCTTTACAACCTGCATATTCAAAGCCTAACACTACAAGAAAAATTTCGAAGTCTTCTAATGTTTCGTTAAGGCCTGAGCAGGTTAGCACTTTCGATTCGCGTAATACTACGAGTGTAGCAGCTGCGACAAGAAACGATATTCTTAACGGCAATGAATCGGGGTGGAGCAGATGAGGATCAAAAAATATGTCTAGCTTCGCGATTAACACAAAATCTGAAGCAGTTGCTGCAGCTCAAGGCGCTGTCAAAGTTGCTAGCACTGTGTTTTTTGGCATGAAAGAGAAAAATGGTTCTAACAAATTTCTTGTTTTGAACTTGATCGATGCGTTTCACAAACCACCCTCTGCGATTTCTTCTGAATATATTTCAGTTGTATTTGCAGCAGCGTCAGTTCTTAACGTGACATATCCAAGCATTGGTAGTCTGTCTGAAAAGACTGGAGCCGTGGCGAAGGGTGCAATAGCAAATTTCGTCGAAAAAGGATCGCAAACGTCTAAGGACATGCAGATGTACACGTCTGCAGCCATGGACTCAGAAGAAAAAGTAAGGAACGCAGTAAACGGTTGCAGAAACGATATCTTCGATATAGCTAATCACGTTAATTCTTTCATAGCTAGAGCCAAAAGTGCAGGATTTATTCCCAAGGAAAATCCTTTTCTTAAAATCGCGTCGTTCAACATCAACAGACCCGGCTTCTCTCCAGTCGAAATTACAGAAGATCAATCTCTTCAGTTGATAAAAGACATCAAGATATATCTTCAGCTGATAGAAGAGGAAGCGTCTGGCAGAATTAACATAGAAGCACAGAACTCATCGCAGCTCAGTTCAGCTACGTTGTCGCTAAGTGGGTTCGGAGGAAATGCAGACACATCAATATCTTTGTCTAATTTTTTGCTTAATGCAGACGATGTAAAGAAACAAAAAGCAGAAGAAGCGCTGTCGATGTTTGACTTTTCTAAACGTTTACCGAAGATACTTTTTACTGCTGAGTGGGCTCCTAGCGGCGAGACAAAAGGAACAATCGTAGGGTGGAAAAAGATTTTTGACGCGTCAGGCTACATCGTGAAAAGAACAAGCTTGTTTAGCGGCGAAGTAGTTATGTACGCGTTCACAAATGACGAGATGAAAGCAGACACTGACAAATTGTTTGAATATGTCAACACTTGGATCTTGTCGTTTTACGACAACATAGATCCTAAGTCAATCGTGTTTTTCATAGACACGAATATTTCAGTAGATTGTTACTATCATTACGAATTGCAGGCGTATCAGCTTCAAAATGTTTTGCAAGGTTCTCTTTTCAATGTCGATACTTCTCCAGCACGCATTTCTACTTTGCAAAAATCAGATATCAGAAATCAGTTGGAGAAATTAGATCCAGACTTCATCGCTCAGGTCATAGCGAGAAATGCTGCTGGATCGGCAGGATCTAAATCGTCTAGTGCGCTGTCTGACACGATTAGTCCGTATCCAGTTTTATCTCACGTGTTGCTTGGAGATAGCAAATACGACTGGCTGCTGGCAGCTTTGAATATCAGGCAATCTGTGAACAGAGGAGATTCGAAAGAAACAACTAGAAATTATTCTTATCTTTCGGCTCAACTTGACTTCATACTTTCACAAGCAAGCGCAGGAAACTTTTTGCTTCCTAAGAACAACAACGTAAGCGAAATAATGAACAGAATCACTGACGCGATAGGCAAATACGGAGTTACACAAGTGATTGAAGACATTCTACAGGAAACGGGAGCTTTATACTTTTTCGATGGGAAGGATCCAAAAAACAATGTCTTGTTCGGCAGCGTAGACTATATCGGTAGATTCGCTGACAAGCTGTCAGTTAACTACGACTCAAACAAAGCTAGCTCTGGTCTTGTTGCTGTAGTAGCTGCTGCGATTGATCCTGAAACTGCTACATTGGACTTGAGAACTCTTGCTACAAATTTGCCGATGCTTGTATCTGGTGAATTTGTTAGTACTAAGGAAAGCTTGTCTAACGCTTCAGTTACAACGGAATTAGAGATACCTACGCGTGACAAGTCGTCTAGCAACACTGAATTTCTTAGCAAGCTTGGTGCCTTAGACAACGGAGTAGTTGATTTGACGACAGCTGATGGCGTAGGAACATTCATGAGGGCGCTGAGAATAATGTCTGACATAGGTTCCTCGCGTGGGTCGCCAATCGTGACATCGTTTGACGATTTTGTGCCAGATGTCATTGAACCAAAAACTCTAGCTGACGCCAAAAGCAATCTGCCAGTAGCAGGAGATGGAAAAGCAGTAGTAATCAAAACGACTACTGCAACGTCTAGTCAAGAAGCATCTCGTGCAATCGTTAGCAAGTCGAAAGAACGAAAGACATAAATTTGGAGATTCGTTAGATGGCCATAAAGCTTAGCGGCATGGGTGCATTAGCAAACGCGTCTATGAACAGAACAAGAGTAGACGTTTCAGATACTCCTTCGGTTAACGAGACTACGACAAAGAATGTTCAAACTGCTGCAGCAGATAACGCCAGCGCAACAACTACTACAAAAGAATTTTTTGCGCGAACAGATTCTGGTCAAGAAGCAGCACCTGTTGTGTCTGCAGATAGTCCTGTACAAACTACCGTTAGAAGAGTAGCTGTCAGCATAAACAACGTACCTCCTGACTTAATAGTGACAGACACTGGCGTAAAACCCAAGAAGTTTTCTGCAGTTTCTGCGAAAGCTCCATTTGAAACTTTGTTCAACGCTTTTGATATAGAAGCTTTTCCTTTTTACAATTTTTGGGTAGCTGACGAGCTTGCTAACGATAAGGACGAGCTTGGAAACAGAAAGCTCGATGAAGTTCCGAGGTACGTCAAAATCGCGTGGAATTCTGCGCCAGCTACACGTGACGATGATTCTAGCGCTGCTGACGTTAGCAAACGACGTATAAAATCTATTCTTTTTTCGAGAGAGATAGAAAGAAAAAATTCATTCTTTTCTAGAGGCATAAGCTTTACTCCTTCGCATTTGCAACCATCTGGTTTTTCAAAAGTAAAAGGAATTTTGTCCAATGGTCATCTCGCTCCAGGAGTGCTCGAAACAGTAATAGACATGCCCGTGAACAACGGAGTCGGAACGTTCAAATCTTTTTCTCAGCTTGACGGCACTGAGTTTCTTGATGAAGACGCGTTTTTGAACAATCGTAGTTTGGATGGCATCTCAATTCACGAACTTAAGTCTCAAGCGCAACAGATCACTAGCGGTTTGTTAAACGTTTTCTCGAATGGCAATACTATCGTAGCTAAGTCGATGGATTCGCTTAAGATGAAGACAGACGTCGTCGATCCTTCGTCATCGAATGTCAGTTATTGCGCAAACGCAGCCTGGGGTTCAAAAGACACTACACAGGATTTGGTAAGAGACAAGATTTCGTTAGTGACTCAGCCTACGTCTATCAACGTAGTGAAGGATTTGCTTCACATCAAAACAAAATTTGTTGATCCATCTATCGGAGGCGCGATCGGCAAAAAGAAAGTGCAATCTGTCAACAGTCCTCATCAAGCAGAGACAATGGCATGTTTGTCGTATCAGCTGCCAAATCTCGAAGTTTTGTCAAGAACTAGCTTAAGAGAAAACGTAAAAATAGACGTTTTGACAGTTCCATCGCCGAAGATGAAAAGACTTGAATACATCGGATATGTAATAGAAAAATATGTCAAGAATGATTCTGGCGTATTCGTGAAGATAGACGAAATTGACATTCCGTCGCCTGAAGCCAACTTCTACATCGACACGAAAATTTTGTACGGAAAGACGTACAGATACAGGATGAGATCAATAATTCGTTGGACAAGAAATTCAGTGCAAAATCAAGAGAACAAGACAGCGAATTCTCAAACAAAAAAAATGAGTTCTTACGAAAGCGCGTTCGTGGGCGGCGAGTGGAGCATGAATTGGACTTACGCATCAGTGATAGACATTCAACCGCCCTTCCCGCCAGACGAAATAACTGTAAGACCTGAATCTCATAAGAAAAGAATAGTTGTGACTTTCAGGCTGCCTGAGAATTTGCAAAGAGACATCATGAAGATGGTTCTTTTGAGGAAAATCAGAGACAGCAACGGCAACGATGTATCTGAGTGGACGAAAGTTACGGAATCTAATTCGTCTGGTATAGATCTTGAATTTGCTCCTGGAAACGTGTTGTTCATAGACAAGGATGTAGATTTCGTGCAGACGTCAGGAAAAAAGTATGTGTATGCTGCGCAGTGCGTGTCTCTTCACGGAGAATATTCTACGTTGTCTGAACAATTTTGCACGTCGCTCAACGAAGATTACTTTTCAACGGGCGAAAATCCAGTAGAATTTGTTTCTTCTTCTGGAGTTAGACCTGAATATTTTGGTGCTTTTTCAACTATACCTAACAGAACAACGAAGACTGACGTCATTTTGTCTGCTCCGTTGTCGAGGAACGGAAAGTCAGCGGGAACTGCTGCACTTGTCGTGTCTGGTAGAAACGTCGTTGGCAACACTGTCATGAACGATTCAGATTATATCGTGAGGGCGACGTCTTTGGACACTGGTGAAAAATGTGATACACCGTTTAACGTTTCGTTCGTCGCGATGCCGATAAAGCAATTCATATCTCCTGCGAATTTCATGATACAAACTCACACGTCAGTTGGAAAGAATTCAAACGAATACGAAACCATAAACGATTCGTTGAATACTACTCTGAAGACTCTGCTAGATGCTTCTATGCTAGACACTGGTAACGAGGAAGAAGAGGTTCTTCCTAGAGACAGAGCTCTACCCGGTGAACGATGGTAAAATATTGTGTATGAATTGCTATTTAGCTATGACGAAAAGAGGAGATTGAAGACATGGGCTTTGCCGACAACAGCGGGGAAATTTTCATTGATGCAGTTTTAACCGACGAAGGTCGTGAAAGACTTGCACGCAACGATGGAAGCTTCGCGATAGTGAGATTTCGTCTTGGCGACGATGAGATAGACTACAGATTTTGGAACGAGCTCACTGGAAGCGATTCGAAAGATCGAAAGATTCTAGATACTCCAATTTTCGAGGCGTTCACGAATGAAGCTGTGGCTTTGAGATATCCGCTCGTGTCAGTCAGAAACGCCAGGCTGCAGTTTCTTCCGACGATGGTCGCGAAACCGAATAGCGTCGTGTTGCGTGAGCAAACAGATTCGATAGGCGGCGGCGTTGACGTGACTGTCAGTCAGGAAATCGCTAGATCACAGACGATTCTCCCTGCAGAGATAATTGACGTCAACTATTCTGTCGAAGTAGACAACGACCTCATCTACGTGTCTGGTGAAACTCCTCTTTCTATAACTCCGTTCGGAACTGCTAGATACATGATTTCTGCGGCTGCTGGAAGGCAGACTGCAGCTGGCGGAACTGAATGTAAGTTCAATCTCAGAGTGCAGACGTTGACTACTGAAGCGTTTGACGTTCTTGTAGGAACAAACATCGTGAAGCCAAGAGCTATCGAAACTATGGCTGTCGTGACGGGTCAGCAAAGCGGAATGAGTTCACGTGTGCCGATCACGATAATAGAATTCGCCACGTCGTAAGGGAGTGTGACAAATGTCGCTTAAGTCTTTTGATCTCAGTAACGATGTGGCGTCAGTCGTGTCTTCCATAAACGAAGTCGTGATAGTGTCGAGTTCGATTTACGCGAACGACTTGAACATCAAGTATTTCACTAACATAGCTTCTTCGTCTGCTGGAGCAGATCTCGGAGGTTACTGGCAGACGGTGTTTGATTCGTCTCCGACGAGCTCGTTCAGCACGGCTATCATGGACATGACGTACGGTTACTCTACTGGTTCTTCGTACAATCTTCCTGTCACGTCGACGAGTTCACAGAACGAAAAGATAAAGATATACAGGCAGATGGCTTCGACTTTGCTCGGCAATCCAGACGCGTTATTCACGATCAACGGTTCAACTGCCACTGAATGTTTCTTCATCCTGGTGAAGAGAGGCATACAGAAAGATGAGATCAAGAAGGGCAGTACAGCGCTCATTCTCAACAGAACTTCTGATTCTGTCACTGGTTCCGACGACGGCGCAGTCGTGAATTTCAAGCAAACTGTCGGCGGCGACTACGCGATACTGAGCGACGACTTGGACAACGAGTATGGTCAGGTGTGGTACAACGCTGGCATGATTGTTCTTGGAGCGACTGCGTCGTGGCCTGGAGACACTCCGTGGTCAGGTTCAAAGACGTTAGAGGAACTCGAAGTTTCAGGCACCATCAATCAGAATGTAGACGGTCTCAGAAATCACATCGATAAGATCGCTCTTCATAACCAGACGAACTTGTATTCGACGATTTTCTTCTGCAGGGCTTACAACTCAGAGTTCAATTACTCGAGCAACCCGACGTTCGTCGACGACAACAAGAGAATCAGAGTGACTTCTGGAAGCAACATTCTCTCTACCAGGGTCTACATCACTACTATCGGGCTGTACGATCCAAACGACAACCTTCTCGCCGTCGCAAAATTAAATCGTCCGATAACGAAAAGTCCCGATACAGAAGCAACGTGCCGAATTCGTTTGGACTATTGATTTATTAACAATATCAATAGGTTATAAACAAAGGATTGAAAATTGGTCTCTAGATATCTTATTTATGGATTGATAGATCCAAGAAATTGTCAACTTCGATATGTTGGCAAATCAGCTAACGGGCTGACACGTCCCAGACAACGACATCATGCAATATGTTGGTCGTGGGAAGAGAATTTGTTACGAGATAATTTGAAACCTGAAATAGAAATTTTGGAAGAGTTTGAAGAAAAACATGATTTGAATGACGCTGAGATATTTTGGATATCTTATTTCAAAATGATAGGCTGTAATCTGACAAACATTTCAAAGGGAGGCGATGGAAATGTTTGTCTTAAGGGTGCAGAACATCCAATGTTTGGAAAGCATCATTCTGATGAAACAAGGAAAATCTTGTCTACAAAGGCAACAGGAAAGAAACTTTCAGATTGTGCAAAGAAGAAAATAAGCATGAAAGTAAAAGGCGAGTACAACGGTAGATTCGGAAAGAAAAATTCAGAGTACGCAAACTTGATTAATGCGTTAAAACATTCAAAAGCAATTGTCTGTTTGAATGACGAAAAAGTATTTCAGTCTGGAAAGCTAGCTGCGAAATTTTATAATATCAATCCTACGTCAATTTGTCATATTCTTAAAGGTAGATGCAAATCGACAAGAACAGG